ATTACTGTACTGAAAATCTGTGTGTAGTTGCCCAAGTTAGCACGTTGGTTGCTTTCAGCCATAGAACTGGAAACAGCCATACCTTCTTGGTTAGCCTGAGTGGCTGGTAGACGATAAACGTCATTGGTCCATAATGGTAGGGTAGAAGCAACTTTACGCTTCTTGGCCATACACATGTTTAGAACCGGTGTGTCATCCTTAACGCGGTTGCTTACGTCTAAGTCTAGATCCTTGACAACGATATCAGAAGCGTATGCTGTTGTACCATTACCAATAGCGGATGTTGTAATTTGTGACATGTTATTTTCCTTTTAAAAATGTCTTTATTTTATCTGCGTGATCGCATAGCGTTTAACTTTGCGACTAACAGATTATCCTGGGCTTTCTTATCACCCTTATTGGCTCTCTCCTGAAGATCCTGTAAATTTGCTTGTCCTTGTGTCCTAGCGTTGGCTACACTGTTAGTTTTCTTACTAGTCAATGCGGCTATGCTACTACCAGCACTTTTGCTTGAGGGCTTTTCTCTGTACTTCAAACCATCTCTGACCAAACTCAGTAATGTTTCATCACTGCTGATCAAATCTATGTTTGCTATACCTGGCACTAGTTGTTCATTGGCACCTTTCCAATTCTTACTGACCTTTTCACGAATCTCATTAAAAACATAAGTGTTCCTAAGTTCTTTATCTTGGAAACTTTGACGCTGTCTGTCCAATGCCTCGCTAACTTGCTGTCCTCTAATTTGGTAGAACTGATCCACCGCAGGTTTTAACTGCTGAATAGAGGCCGCTTGTTGCTGTATCCATCTTTCATTCTGTTGTAGGTTAGCACTGATACGTGCTATCCCTGCTTGATCACCACGGGCGTGAGCCTGTTGTAATTGTTGCTGAAATGTTGTCTGGTAGCCCTGTGTCTTAATGATTTCATCATAGGCTTTCTGAATCTGCGGGCGAACAGTGAATTCTAATGCTAGAGTTAAACCATCTGCTTCAGCACGTTTCTGCTGAAGATACTCATCAAACTCTGCCTTTTGAATTTTTAATTCACGGGCTTCTTCATGTATTGCTCCACCTTGACCTAAAATAGCGGCTGCTCGCTTGGCGTCAATAACCATTTCCTTACCATTGCGCATGAACTTAAACTTAGCGTTAGGGTTCTCATCTGCGAATTCTAAGAAATCAATTATCTCACCTGCTGTAGAGTCCTGGTCGCTTACCTCTTCAGGGGCGTTTCCTTCTTCTACTGCTGCCTCACCATCTCCTGTTTCAGATAGTCCAACTTCTGGCTCAACGCTTTGGGTATCGTTTTCAATACCTTCCGGCACCATAGGGGCTTCAGATTTTGCCGTCTCTGAAGAACCTGTCTCAGTCTCATTGGTTGCTGGAGGTTGGTTACGCATGGCGGCCATCTTCTGAGCAATTGAGTCCAATGAAGGAACTGCGTTTTGAACATTGGCCGTGTCTGCGACATTAGGCGTGTTCACTACTGTTTCTGTAGTCATTTAATTTTCCTTAATTTTCAGTGGGGGCGTTTTGAAGGCTTACCGCACTATTTTTGAAATACACAGCCCTTTGGAGACTGCTTACAAACTTGTCTATGCCAGCGATGTTATGGGCAAGTGCTACTCGCTTACAATTATCATCTGACGTATGTCCATTTATGCCGCTTAGTTCATCTGCTAGATCAAACTTAAAATGATGTACAAATAGGGCAAAGTCTTTATTGGCTAATAAATTCTCTGCTCCACTGCCATACACCTTAACTTGGTCTAACTGACCTGGCGTCATTTTCTTTATTTTATTTATATCTAATTTGGGCTTTTGGTTAAAAGCCGATGTCAATTCATCATCAATAATCATTTCAATACCTTATGTTAATAATTCGTTGCCTTGTTCTGTGTCATTAGCGCAATGGCTTCAAGTTGTCTGTCAGCACTGGTTCCAGCAACATCGGCGTTTTCTTTATTTGCTCTAGCCATCTGTGCGGCACCTTCTGGAGTTTGTCCGCTAATCTTGGCTAATATTTCTTGTGTCTTAGCCTGATCCAACTCTGCTTGTGCTATATCTTTCTTATCTTCTGGGCTTGGTTCTTTCTGTCCTGCCGCTTGCTGTGCTTGCTCAACCATCTTCATAACTTCTTCTTCAGTTAGCAAGTATGTGTCAGCATCCTTAACGCCCAAAACATACATCATGTCTTCGTAAGGTCTGCGAATCTTCTTGAACGATTCTGGAGTAATAGCACCCATCTGTACACCTTGTGCTATTTCTTGTGTTAGAGCAGTTTGAGCGGATTTAATTGCCTGTATTCGTTGTAGTGCGTTTTCTTCTGACGCCATACCCACTGCTAGATCAATGTGAATAATTTTACGCTCACAGAAATCCATATTGTCATAACTTTCGCCGTCCATGAACACTGGTAGTTTGTCTGGGTGGAACTGAGCGGCTAATTTCTTAACACCGTAGTCATCACTGTACTGGATTAGTGTACGCCATACCAACCATAGAGCATCTTCTAGGCCTTGTGCGGCATTCTTGATAATGTTATCTTGAATAAGTTGATTTGGTCCCATGGCCAATTGTAGTTTGGCACCACTGTTGCCCGGGCTCATAACTTCTGGAGTGAATGTATCTGTAGGAGTAGTCATACCTACCAAGCCCATAATGTCTTGTTGTAGGCGACTCATAGCAACTTCAATAAAACTCAAGTTGCCTGCTGGTGGAGGCATTGGATAAACGTCTGTTGCTGGATCAAACTTAGAATCCAGAATAAAGATAGCCGCTTCACCGTCTTGAATCATTTCAAAATCAACACGGTCGGGCTTGACACCAATACGTGGAGTGGCAGTTAACAAGCCTAATTGGATTTCAGCACGGTGTGCGGCTGTCATGTATTCTTGTGCTGGCACTAATGACTCTGCCAAACTCATACCATAGAAGTTTTGTGGCAATGGACGAGGGCACATGTTGGCCACAGGAATAAACTCTACTTCACGTGCTGAAATAATGTATTGTCCTGAATAGATAATTTCTACTAATTCTAATTCACCATCATTGTCGATGTCATAATGGTTCCAAGTTGTCAGCACTGTGACCTGTCGTGCTGTGGGATCTTGTGCCGCATAACCTGTGCTGGGTAATCCGTTGATAGGTACTGAGTCACGAGCGTGTATGGCTAGGTTGTTCAATAAACTACCTGCTTGGTAAGCACCCACATTGCTGTATTCTGCGTATTCCATAAACTTCTCAAGATTCATATCAGGATATCGCTCAAAGGCTTCTTGAATACTCATTGGATCATAGAAGCCACAGAAGTCTTGTTCTTGTATATTGATAATTGTAGGATTACACATCCAGTAGTGTTGTGCGATTGGACGGAACTTGATGTTTAGGTTGTAGCCAGTTAGTTTGTATTCTGCGTCATAGACTGTGTTGCGAGCAATGGCTGAATCTAATTCAGTATCTGCGCCAAACAATGGCGTGTCTTCTTCTGGGGCTAAGATACCGCTGGTAAGAGCAGTGTCGTCGCCTTCGCTTGCTAATTTTAATCTTTGTAAAATATTGTCTTTGATAGTTTGATTACGTTCTTCAGTAGCGCCTTCATGCCACTGTTGTGTTTCTTTCATAACCTGTTCTAAGTTAACAGTGCTCTTACGTTTGGCTGTGCGTAGTACAGTCAGTCCAGCATCGGCGGCTTGTGCTTCAAAAGCCTGTAGTTGATCTGCTGTGCCTTTGGTTTTAACATAGCGTGTAATCAATTCACGGTTAGGACTAATCAGCATCTCACCATTCTTGTGTAGTAGTGCGTCCATGATCCAATGCTGTAGAATAAAGTGTGGGTCGTTGTTTTGATTGACCAACTTATGTACCATGCTGGTTGCCTGTTGTGCGGCTGCGGCGTCATCTTCATTGTCAGCAACAAACTCAAAGTTTACTTCACCGTTGCTCATCAAGCCTTTTGAAATAACAGCAGTTGAATAATCTACGTTGGGCTTGACCACAGGATGAATGTAGTCAATGCCGTTTACTGGTTCAGTTGACTGGGTGACTGCCAAGTTCAAGTAATGGTAATCACTGGCACGGTTGATGTTGTTCTTGGTGGCCAACAAACGCAAGTTTGCCGCACACTTTTGATCCATTATGCGTTTTAGGTGTAGGAACCGTTCCATTGCGCCTTTTGGATTATAGACTTCTGAGACTATGAAGTGACTTTTATCGAACATGTGAAAGATTCCTAATATTGTTTTTATTTATGTATTTCTATTGTTTGGTGTATATAACATACTGATCAGCGTGTTTCCAACGGTTTCTTCCATTGTGGAACACTGGCTTCTTTACGTGCTCTAGCATTGTAGATTACGTCACGTGCTTCTGCCATACGCTGACGAGCATTCTTTTGATCATAGGGCTCTGACCATTTGTTCAGTGCGCCTAGTAGAGCATAACGGGCAGAGTCAATACAGTCGTCCGGATCTGAGAAGCGTCCTTTCTCATCTACAAAATAGTTCTTGGCTTCACGTAGGAATTCTACACAATTTTCATTAATGTGGAATGTGCCCAACTCCATCATCTGTCGCATGGTGTTGATACCAAAACTTTTGTGATTGGTAACCTTGCCTTCTGAATCGGGTGGATTCATAGCAGGATGCTGAACTACATTTAGATTATATTCTTCAAACATTTGTCTTAAACTTAAAGCACTCATAGTATATCTGCCTGCTGTGTTGGCATCACTGGGCAACACAATAGGACAGCCAAACACTTCTGGACGCATAAGATGTTGTATCCAATTAACTGGTGCGGCTTCTTCAGTGCCTTTCACACAGATTTGACTGTGTAGCCATGCTTCTTGTTCTCGTGGATTCCAGTATAATAAACTGATAACAGTTTTATCACGTACTAGTCCCAAGTCCAATGCTATCACACGTTCAATATTGTTCATGCTACGGAAATCAAAGTCTCCAGTTTTGTATGTAGGCCAGTTGCGTATTTGAAACACAGCACCTTGTCCCATAACAGGCACACCTGCGATACGTGCTTCTCGTTCGTGTGGCAAGTAATCACGTTCTAGTTGACGGCGTGTCTCATAGAGCAAGAACGGTTCACCCCATGGGTCCATTTCAGGAACATCATCCCAAGTGACTCTGACATGTTCATATCCATCTTCTTCATACCAGAATTTTGATACTAATCCGTTAAGTCCTTTCAGTGGAGTAAATGAACACAGCACTTGCCCTTGCGTTGTGGCAGTACGTGTGACCAATTCTGAAAATACAGGGTCAGGCGGTTGCTCATCAAATATTACCAGATCCAGTTTGAAACCCTGTAAGTTTCTAACTTCCTGTGTGTAGTTTCCAAATAACAAATAACTGTTGGCACCACTGACATGTTTTATCTCAACGCCCAATATGTTGGCACCATCGCATCGCATAGTATCTTGTATGATACAATCTTTGGGTATAGCACCTGTGCCAATATGGTCACGGATCTTGACATCTTTGGTGCCAATCAATTCATCCTGTAGCACACGGGCAACCTGTTCCCAACCCTCACCAGCAACAAACACTGTGATTGGTTTGGCAAATCGTTTGGCAGTTGCGGGCCACCAACTGGGATATAATCCAGTCAGGTGGTAAGCAGTTTCATAACAGGTACTCACAGTCTTGCCAATACGATTGGCTGCCAATATGCCTCTGCGGGGACTGCCACCAGTGGCAAAGAATTTACTTTGGTGTTCAAACGGACGGAAATATTTTAATTGATTGAACTCCATCTCATCACGTACAGCAATGGCCAAGTCCATGAACTTGTCTCTAGTATAGGTGTCAAACATTTTAAGGCTGTCAGGCTTGAGGTTGTTGTCTTCACATACCCACTGTACTGCTCGACGCATTAGAACATTGCTGTCAATCACAACAGTGTTTCCTCCAAGCGTTCTAGCCTGTGATGTAGGATCCTATTCTGTGCCTGTAGTCCGGCCACCGCCGCACCTAGATGTTTTAATTGTTCAGCCAGCATTTCTAACAGCCTAGCCTGTTGTTGTTGATGTTCGGTAAGATCACTGATGCTCTGCTCCAAGGTAATCTTGGCCAGATGTAATTGCTCTAAGGCGTCGTAGGGATTAAAATCAGGGTTGAACATCGCGACGTATTGACTGTCTAATCTGATTAATGTTGTTCATCGCTGAGGCCAATGCTGAAATCTCTTCTGATGACAGTATCCAAGTGTTGGGTTCAGTGACACGCACACCATCACGCTTGTCCAAACCTAAATGTAAGCGTTCGGTTATCAATCGTAGGATGTGTTCAAGTTGTCCAGGGAACTTCTCCTGAAAGGCTTCACGGTGAGCACCATTGACCTTCTGGAGAATACGAGTGTCCAGCACTTGCTTTTCATAATGCTCAAATTTCTTATTTGGATCCATTATTGGATTTCCTTGATGTCATAGAACCAATCCTCACCTGCTGACCATTTGCGTGATCCGTCTACTGAATAAGTTTTAGTTGCCACACGGAAGTCTGGTGTCTTGACCTCAGCAGGTATTAGACTTTGGTCATACCATATACAACGGTTGTTGGGCTGTGTGGCGTACTGTCCATTGTCTAAGCGGATGAAGTTGAAACTCTTATGTTCATCTGCTGTTTCTGTAAATGTAGTATCCACGTTCATTGAATCAGCACAGAAGTCCACTGTGAACATGTAGTGTCCATAATGCCACTCACGGTCTTTGCCGAAGAACTTTACTCCTAGATTGCGCAGTGCGGTTTTTTCATGTATGGTGAATGTGTAACTCATACAGTCCCATAACTGTAATTGATCTATGGGCAGTTGTGGTAGTTCACTGTGTTGCCACACATAAGCATGTAGAGGCAGTTTGTCGTAGAGTGCGCCATAATGTGGTAGCAGGCTTTCAATTCGAAACACCTGTCCACGAATGGCTTTTAGGCTGACCCATACGCAGGGTTCTAATTCTCCGTGGCCCTTGTGGTGGTCATACAAGAACTCACGGCGAACAAAACAGCGTACCGGTGGTAGGCTGGCTATCAAATAACTCATGGAT